GGTCAGGCAGGCTCGTCGTAATCCGGCCCAGCCTCTCCATTGATGGCCTCCTGCTTGCCAGCGGCCCGATATGCCGCAAGGGCCACGTCGCCCCTCTGCAGCTTGTTGAGTGTTTCGGCGGTTCTTTTTTCTTCCTGTTCCGCCAGCGCGTTTGCGAATAGCTGACGTAATGTCATCCCGCATGTCTTGGCGATTCGTTCGCAGTCCGATACCGTCAAAGGCGCGTCGAACCGGGCGCGGACGAACCAATAGTTGCGGCTGAATCCACATTTCGCGGCGAAATCTGTAGCGGTCATACCGCTCCTGGATTGCAGTGCTTTGCAGTATTCCATGACGCTCCGCGCCCCGGCGGTAACGTCGGTGTTAGCTCTTGTTCCCATGACTTCATAATACCCAATTGTGTACTTTTTGTAAAGTAATCAATTAAGTACTCTCGTAAGAGTATCCAAATAAGTACTATTTGTAATCAGCAACGAAACGAGAAAGGAGGTTTGGTGACAAGCGAAACGGAACTCATGAGAGCCAATATCCGAGGGGAAATGGCTCGAAGGGGCATGACGCAAGAAGACATAGCCAAAGCGATCGGATGCGAAAGGCCGCTGGCGAACAAGAAACTCACCGGCAAGAAAGACTTCACCGTAAGCGATCTGGAAAAAATCGCCGACATGTTTGGAATGACCCTCTTCCAATTCACTGCAGTGCTGCTCCAGCCGATCGACAGCATCAAACAATTCAAAGCCTAAGGAAACCGAACATGAGCCAGCTCCTTAACCCACCGAAACCGCCGGAATCAAGGAAAACCATGAAACCACGAATCGAACTCATCGGCGCCACCGGCTACGCCATCCGCATCCAGGAAGACAAGAGCGGCCAACTCATCGAGCTTCACGCGGACGGCGAGGAAGTCCTTGCGGACATCCCTGAAAGCACCCTCGACAACTTCGCCTACAGCCTCAACGACGACTTGGGAAACATGCGATGAGCCAATCATTCGAACTGCGAATCATCGAGGACGGCATGCACAGCAGCGACCACAGCTGCCTCATCGGACTCAGATTCGATATGGCAGACGGATACCAGGAACACGTGCTCAACAAAACCGACCTCATGAACCTCCGCCGCGAAATCGGACGAACACTCAAAGAACTCAACCAGAAGAAGGACAAGAAATGAACATCTTCCAACAGCGAGAAAAAATCATCGAAGGCCTCATCACGGCATGCAAGGACCACGACGAAGAGAAAACCAACTACCTGCTCAACCAACTCACGGAACTCGACAAGACAGCCGAACAGAAGCCACTGCCCGAAGAGCCGAAGGAGCGGGGCTTCTATGTCACCGCGAATGATGGTCTGCTCCTGCTTAAGGACGTCGATGATGACTGGTCGGCGCGCACATCTTATAACTCGGCTAATCACACCATCTGGAATGGCGATAGACAGTATGTGAAGTGGCCTACTGTCTGCGAAACGCTCCCGCCTGAAGCCTTCCCGTTAAAGCGAGTGAACACTGGAGACGGTAACGATGACTGACACGATCACCATTCGCGAACAGCAAGGCTTCTCGACCGGCCGCATCCAGCCGGACAGCTTCCTCGCCCGCACATTCAAGATCGACAAGAAAGTAGACAAGACGATCATCTTGCTGAGCCAGTACCTCGATGGAAGTTTCGTCCTGACGTTGAACGACTCGCGTGCGGAACTCACCGCCGAGGAACTCGACAGAATCGGCGAACTATTCCGCACGCAGGCCCGGAACGTGATCAACAATCGGAAAGATTGAGCGACTGCTTCAACATCACGGCAATGAAGGTCGTCTCACCTTGTGGGAGAAGTTGGAAGCCGACCGGCTCCCAACCATCCATCTGCTCGGCCAGTTCAGGCGCCGAGCCAAGGAAATCAAGGGTAAGGCTCCTTACGGCACCGACCTCGGCAGGAAAAAGCTGTGAACTGGCGACGTGGAACGTGACCATCCGATACTCCGTTTTCATCTAAAATCACCTCCCTCCAAATGACAAGAAGACATCATGGACAACAATATCGAACACCGGCAGAAGCCGAACTACACGCGCCGCCGCATCCTCTTCGCCATCGTCAGCATCGGCCTCATCTCCAGCCTGACCATCATGCTCACATGGCATGGCGGCAGCACCACCGCCGCGCTCATGGTGGAAGGCGTGTACATCGCCACCGCATTGTGGCTGATCGTCAGATTCGCGCCACGCGACTAAAAGACTTCCCACCAGCCGACAGTCCAACAAAACAAACCAAATATGGGATATTTTTCGCGGACATCCACGTTCACCCAGTCGGCTGGCGGGGACACATAACTGAATATCGATTATTATCCACGCGCCGACCACATCCTGCTTCACATACACTGTCGGCGCACTGGTTGGGCGACGGTTCGCACGTCCATGGATTCCAATCCTCTTCTCTCTCTATCAAAAACGCAGGCATTCCGGTGCTTGCAAACCCTTTCAAGTCCGCCTGACTGCTTCCATCACAGTCGGCCGCGCCACCGACCGCGAACACGTTCAGGTCTGTGTTCCAACGGTCAAAGGGGCGTTCGGAATCCACGGACGGCATCGGTTCGACTCCGATGCCAGCCACTCAGCCCCATCCACTCGTCATGGTGGGGCACACAACGTCAACAAGCAAAGGAAAAGCCTATGAGCAATGAAATCCAGCGATTCGAGTTTAAGGACGCATCATTACGCGCCCTGACCGACGAGGCGGGGGAGCCTTGGTTCGTCGCCAAGGACGCGTGTGACATCCTCGGCATTGACACAAATCATCTCCGTGAAGCTCTTGATGATGACGAAATCACAAACCTCCGCAATTCGGAGGTTTGGAATCAGCCAGGTCGTGCGCCTCTCATCATCTCTGAGCCAGGCCTGTACAAGCTCATCATGCGCTCGCGGAAGCCGGAGGCGAAGGAGTTCCAGCGTTGGGTGACGCATGAGGTGCTTCCCCAGATCCGCAAAACCGGCGGCTACATCCCGACGTCCGAGTCGGATTCGGATGAGGACATCATGGCCAGGGCCGTGCTCGTCGCGCAGAAGACCATCAAACAAAAGAACCAGCAGATCGCCGAACAGCAGAAGCGCATCGTGGAACTGGAGCCGAAGGCCCGGTTCGCTGACGCCGTTGCCGCATCCGACGGCACGTGCCTGGTCGGCGAACTCGCGAAGATGCTCCGGCAGAACGGGATGGACATCGGCCAGAACAGACTGTTCCGCCTTCTTCAGGCTGACGGGTATCTCGGCAAGTCCGGTTCGAATCGCAACGTGCCGACGCAGCGTGCGATGGAACTCGGCCTGTTCCGCATCAAGGAGACCACCGTCACCCATGCGGATGGTCACACCACGGTCAGCCGCACTCCGAAGGTCACGGGCAAGGGGCAGCGCTATTTCATCGACCGGTACTGGGGCCGCGCTCAGCCGTCGTTGGAAGCGGGTGCGTGATGGTCTTGCAGCAGATGATGACCACCACGCAGGTGGCGAGGCTTTTCGGGGCCGAGACGCCGGAGGAGATTCGGACGCGGCAGGGGTATCTGGCCCAGTTGCGTTTCCGTGGACAGGGTCCTCGGTTCGTGAAGCACGGGCGGATGATCCTTTATCCGGAAACGGCCGTGGCCGAATGGCTTGAGGAGGGCGAGACGAATTGCACAAGGAGCATTGCATGAACGACATTCGCAAGGCGTGCGTGAGGGCCGTGTTCGACGAATTCGACGACCATGGCGACGCCATCATGCCGGCCTGTGGCGACGTATGGGACGAAATCGAAGCAAGGCGTCCGCTCGGTCACATCGTCGGATACGTCGACCTCGACGTCACCGGAATCGTGGACCTCATCATCGACACGATCAACAAGGAGCTGTGATGTCACTCAGGAGAATCGACGCGGAAACGCTGCTGACGCCACCCGAACCGCCGAAGGCGAGCATCGTCATGCTTGGCATGAGCGTGCGCACCCTTGCCAACTGGCGGAGCACAGGCAAGGGCCCGCCATACGTGAAAATCGGCGTGGAACCGCCAGAAGGCCATCAGGACAGGCGCAAGGTCAGATACCAGCGCGCCGTGGCCGAGCGGTGGGCTACAGCACACCAGTACACGAGGACGGTGGCGAGATGAAAAACGGAATGTTCGTTCCGGCGACACAGTGCAAAAGCCATCCAAACGTCAAAAGCGATGGGAAAGCACGCTTCGACACCGGCAAGCCGACCCTCACACAGCATGGCATCGACGTGGACAAGTTCATCCGCGAAAACCATGCGCTCATCGAAAAACTCAGGAAAGGAACACGTTGAAACACGAATACACAGCCGACGAGCTCGCCGAGCTGAAAAGCATCTACGACGAGTCAGGCGAAGCCGGACTCCAGATCGGCGAAATGCGGGCGTTACGCAAGGCCGGACTCCTCACGCAGGGCCTACCGGCGAAACCGGCGGAACCGTCGAAACGCGATCTCATCCTCGCGCACTGCAAAAACCGCATCGACCAAGGCCAGCCGTTCGACGGCAAGGAAACCGCCGAAGCGCTAGGCATGAGCCAGAAAACAGTTGGCAACATTCTCAGCCAACTCCGCAAAGAAGGACTATTGCCGGCCTTCGACAAGCATTCACCACGCAAGACAACACGGAAAACAACCACAAGCGGAAAGAAGAAAGAAACCATGACCACCACATCGAAAATCACAGCAGCCGACGTCACCGAATCGAAGCTCACGGTAAACGATGTCACCACCGGAACCATCAACGTCAAGCCACAAGCCACAGCCGATCCACGCGCCATCATCTCCAACGCATTGACCGGCATTTTCGACTCCATCTCGGCATTGCAACGGACCGCGTTCGAAACCAACGACAAAGTCGTCTACGGATTCGCCACAAAACTCCTCAACGGCGAACTCATGGACTTGAAAGCCAACTACAGCAAGGACACGGCGAAATGAGACTCAAGTTCAACAGCGAGAGTGGCGTTTTCACCATCAAGCCAGAGTCCCTGGCGGAAACCATCAAGCTCAGAACGTCCGCGTTGGATATCGCCAATCTGCTGGTCAATTATTTCGACGCCGACATCATCAAAGCAGACATAAACAAGCCAAGCAATCAGCAGGGAGCCTGAAATGAAGCGTATCCCACTCAAAGACACGGAACGCTATCAGATCGAGCGTTTCAAGCAGGGCAAGCAGGCCGAACGGCATCTTGCCTGGCTGAAAAGCCGCAAGGCGGGTGTGGGCGGCTCGGACATGAGCACGATTCTCGGCCTGAATTCCTTCAAGACGCCCTATGAGCTGTGGCTTGAGAAGACCGGCCGCGTGGAACCGGAGGACATCTCCGACAAGTGGGCTGTCATCAAAGGCAACGCGTTGGAGAACGAGCTTCGTAAGCGTTTCCGCTCGAATCATCTGGAAATGCTCGTCACGGACGGTACGGACAAGCAGTTCATCAGCCGAGAAAAGCCGTACCTGCGCGCTTCCCTTGACGGCATCCTGCAAGGGGAGGACGGAAGCTTTGGAATCCTCGAAATCAAAACGGCGAGCAGCCGTCGAGCGGGGGACTGGCATGACGAGGACGGCAACCTCCGAATCCCGCCATACTACTTGGCTCAAGTCGAGTTCTACGCGCTTGTAACGGGATGGACGTGGGGCTACGTGTACGCGGCCATCGGAGACGACGAGCCGGTGGAGATACCGTTCAAGGCCGACGTGGAGGATATGGCCGCGATCGACAAGGCCGCAGCCGACTTCTGGCAATTCGTCACCACCGGCACTCCACCGCAGCTCACCACAGGCGGGGACGTGCAGAAGGCGTTCCCCGAGCCGACGCCGGACATCGTGGACGAAAGCGCCGACGATGACCTCTACGCCCTGCTCGCAAGATACGAGAGCGCCATCAGAATGCTGCATGACCTGAAGGCCACTCAGAAGGAATTGCAGGAGCAGATCATCCTGCGCATCGGCTCGCATACGGGCGTGCGCTGCGGCAACCTCCAAGCCACCTACAAGCCGACGACTCGCAAGGAATACGTCGTCAAGGCCACCACATACCGCAAATTCGCATTCAAATCCATCGAGGAAAAGGAGCAATAATCATGGGACAGATCGCACAGCAGGCACAGGGACAGCAGTTGCAGCCGCTCAACCCGAGGGGCAAGCTCAAGCAGCTTGTGGAACATTCATGGCCGCAGATCGCACGTGTCATCGGAGGCAACCTCGACAGCGAGGCATTGCTGCAGATGTGCATCAGCAGCATCAACCGCACGCCGGCCCTGGCGGAATGCACGCCGGTCAGCGTCCTTTCCTGCTTCATGCAGTGCGCCGCCCTGGGCTTGCGCCCGTCCGACGTTGACGGCTTGGGACAGGCATACATCCTGCCCTACGGCAACAAGAACTATGCCACGGGGGAGAAGCAGGCCACGTTCGTCATCGGCTACAAGGGCATGCTGAAGCTGCTGGAGAACAGTGGAATCTACGCGCAGCCGAGAGCCGTCTACGAGGACGACAACATCAAACTGAAGCTTGACGAGAACGGCGTACCGACCATCGAATGCCCCGACGAGGTGAACGTGGACGCCGACCATAGCGAGGACAAGCTGAAATTCGTGTATCTCAGCGTCCAACTGCCGAACGGCGGACGCTACGCCGACTACATGTCGAAACGCGATCTGCTCGAATACCGCGAGAAGTACGCGCCACGCAACCGCAGCCGACAGATCACCGGACCGTGGGTGAAGAACTTCGTGGAGATGGCGAAGAAGACCATCATCCGTCGCAGTTTCAAGTACCTGCCGGTCAGCATCGAAGCGAAGAAGGCCGCGAGCGTTGACGAAACCACGCCGGACTACAGCGACGTGTTCCAACCGGTAATCACCTCCGATTCGACTGATGACGTGACCGCCGAGGTCATGGAAGCGGATACGCCGGAGGATACCGAAGCCGACGTGAAGGAGGCCGAGTGATGGCAGGCGAAACCATTATCACGATCGTCGGCAACCTGACCGCAGATCCGGAATTGCGCACGACGTCCGCGGGCGCGCAGGTAGCGTCGTTCACGATCGCCAGTACGCCGCGTTCCTGGAACCGCAGCACGAACCAGTTCGAAGACGGTCAGGCTTTGTTCATGCGCTGCTCCGCTTGGCGTGACCTCGCCACTCATTGCGCGCAGAGTCTCGCGAAGGGCATGCGTGTGATCGCGCAGGGTCGTTTGCAGCAGCGTTCCTATCAGGCGAACGATGGTTCCAACCGCACGGTTATCGAGCTTCAGGTCGATGAAATCGGCCCAAGCCTGCGGTATGCGACGGCTCAGGTGCAGAAGATGCAGTCAGGCGGATACCAGGGCAGCAATGGTGGCGGCTATCAGCAGCAGCCGCAGCAGGCACAACAGCAGTCGCAGGGAGCCGACCCGTGGGCTGCGCCAGTAGAACCTGAATTCTGATGCGCGAATGGATTGAACCACCGGACGTGGAACCGGTATGTCCCAGGCATGGGTGCGCGCTGTATCCGGCGCGCCCCATTCCATGCCCCGAATGCGAAATCGAAGCCGAAGAACAGGAGGCCGACCAATGAGCGGCAAGTCACGCAAGCGCAGCCGCAGGACCGCGAAGGACAACGGCACGCGCATGGAAACCGCAGTCGAATCCTACTTGCAGTGGGCATTGGGGGACATGCGCATCCAACGACTGCGACTCCACGGAAGCAAGGACATCGGAGACATCGGCAACGTGTACTGGCACGGCCGGCCCGTGTGCATCGAAGTGAAATGGACGCAAACCATGGACGCGCCGCAGCATATGCGCGAGGCCGTCAAGGAAGCGGGAAACATGGACTCGCCCTACCCGTGGGTCGTCCAGAAGAAGGCGGGCGTGGGACTCACGTCCATGCACAAGCTCGGACAACAGCACGCCTACACCACCACCGAAGTGATGGACGCGATGCTCAGGCTCTCGCCATCGGCATTGCGCGCGCGAATCAAACCCGAACCATTGGGAAGGAAGAAAACCATGCGACTGATCACATTTCAGGAGTTCGCATTGATACTCAACAGTGGATTGCCGCTCGGCCCGGACACGGAGGAATGATGGCTACCAACGTCACCCAGAAAGACAAGACGCTCAACGAAATCATGGCATGGTGCGATCAGCTTTCGATGGAAATAAAGTGCACTGAGGACGCCAGTACCGACCGCACATATGGAAAACTTCGCGGCCTGTATCTGGTCTATGAGCATTGCGAGTCCATGCTTGGCTACAGCGGCTCCATGCCGTCCGAGGTGCCGAATCAAAGCGAGGACGCGAAATGAGCGGTGTGTTAGACCTTCTCCCGCATGACATGGGTCTGCGCGTGGAACTCGACACGAACGAAACATATTACCTGAAAAGCGGATGGAAAGAACGCTGTGACGGTATCTACGGGCTTGCTTGCGGATACGCGTCTAGCGGATGCGAGTATTACGCAGGAGGCCTTACGTGGTTTGAAGATCCGGGTCGCATCGCGATCATGAAGAGCCACGTGAAGCTAGTAGTCCCATTCGATGAACGTGAAACCAAAACCACCGAGCAAAGCGAGGACACGAAATGAGCATCCTGCTTGACGAGGCCGACGCTTACGAGCGTGGCATGGATGATGATTTGACTTTTCAGACGGTTCGGGAGCTTGCCGGTACAGCGTACATGGCCGGACGTTCCGCTCCACCAACTGCCGTCGAGATTGAGGCCGTGGCGAAAAAACTGCTGTGGTGGGACATGGCGCCAGCCTGGGAAGACGTCATGCCCAGTGAGGACTGCTTCTGGACTCTGGCCGAGCCGGAGATGCGAGCCAATTACATCAGGGACGCTCGGGAAATGCTCGAAATCGCACGGAAGGCGGTAACCGAATGAGCAAGACAATCCGATACGTGGAATGCGCCCACTGCGGCGAGACTGTCGGCACATATTACGTGACCTGCCCGTATTGCGGCTACAAGCTGGCCGTGCGCAACAAGCCGACGGGCATGGATCCGCTGTATGGCATGACCGACAGCGAATTCTACAAGCGATTCGGGAGCATGTGATGGAAGATGTTGGAATTCTTCTCACGCCGCCACCGGACTTGGTGGAGATCGCGGAAGCATTGGACATCATGGCCCAGCCGCACGTCGGCAGCGGTTGGGCGAACCTCAACTTCGACGGCCTGCCTTGCACCACGCCACGACAGGAGGCCATCTGGATGGAACATAACGGAATCACAAGAGGAGAGGAATGAGCGATGGGCTATTTCCAGATTCCAGTCTCTTGGTATCGGGACGAAACGATGCTGAACCTCATGGACAAGAACCCCGCATCCCTAGGCATTTACGTGATGATGATCTCTTGGTGCTCAGACAACAAAAGTTACGGAGACATACCATACGTAGACTTCCGATATGTCCTCGATGGTGAAGATGAAGAGCTTCAGGCGCTCATAGATGCAGGACTCATCACGAAGACCGACAAGATTCGTCTGCGCGAACCCGTCTACCACATCAAAAGCTTCAGACGCTTCGACCCGCGATCAAGGGAGCCGATCAGCAAGAAGCTTCGCAAGGCCGTGTATGAGCGTGACCATTACCGTTGCGTCGAATGTGGAGCCACCGATCATCTGAGCCTTGACCACATCATCCCGTGGAGTCTTGGCGGCGAGGACACCATGGAGAATCTTCAGACCATGTGCCGTTCATGCAATTCAAGGAAGGGGAACAGGGGCGATGTGGTTCAAGGTGGATGATTCGTTCTTCTCGAACCCGAAGACCGCCATGCTGTCGGACGGGGCTACCGCATTGTGGCTCCGTTCCGGCTCATGGTCGGCACAGCAGTTGACTGGCGGGTTCGTGCCAGCTCGCATGGTGCCGATGTTCCGTGGCTCCGATGATTCCGTGCGCGAACTGTGCGATGTCGGATTGTGGGAGCGTGACGATGAACGGGATGGCTATTGGTTCCACGATTGGAGCGACTATCAGCCGGACGGGGAGGAAGTGGACGCTCTGCGCCGGAAGCGGAGCGAAGCGGGCAAGAGGGGCGCGGACCGTCGGTGGAAACGGAAAACCGTTGACGAAAATGGCAAAAATGGCAAAACCGATGGCAAATGCCATGGCAAACCTATGGCAAACTCATGGCAAACCGATGGCAAGTCGATGGCAAACTCATGCCCCGTTCCCGTACCCGTACCCGATAAGAAAGAGAAAGAAGAATATTCTTCTTCTTTCTCCAAAGAAATCGGCGTAAGCGACTTCGAGCTAGTGAGGGAGAAGGCGCACGCCAACGCAGACATCATCCGAAACTATCCGAACCTCGACCTATCGGACGCATGGAACGCATTCAATTCACGACATTACGGCGAAACACGCACCATAAACGAGTGGACGCGCCTGTGGAAGGGCTGGTGCCAACGCAGAGCCAACATGAGCGGCATACCACCGTCGAAACGACACGTGCACACATGGCAGTGCGAACACGTGCTGCAAGCGCTCGGACGAAACAAGGAAACCGCCACACCAGACCAACGAGCCTGCCAGATGGCGAAACAACTCAACAAGGAGAAATCATGAGACACGACGAACCGAAAACCATGTGCAGCCTGGAATGGTTGGAACACGAGCGCCGCAAAGCATGGCAGGAAGGCTACGCAGCCGGATGGAAAGACCAGGAATGCGACTTCCCGCCACACACCACCGACAACCCCTACAAGGAGACGTTCGAGTGAGGCACGACCCGTTCAGCGTCCTGTTCGCGGTCACGTTGACCGTCTGCCTGTGCGTCGCCCCGATCATCATATTCATCCTCGATTAAGGAGTCCAAAAATGAGTGACAACGTCAACCACCCAAAGCATTACGAAAACGGCCCGTTCGAGTGCATCGAACTCAGCCGCCTGCTGTCAAGCGACTGGGGGCAAGCCGTCCAATACTGCTTCAGGTGGCAGCACAAGAACGGTGTCGAAGACCTCAAGAAGGCGATCTGGTTCATCAATGACGCAATCACGCATAATGTGCCGTTCTTCGCCGCGTGCTGCAAACGGAACGCCGACATTCTCGAAGCTCAGGCAATCAGGCTTCTTGGCATCCTACAGGCCGAGAACTGGGCTGATCTCGAACAGTTCTGGCGGAACCTCAAGTGGGGAGACCGCGTGGACGTGCTCGAAGCCCTCACCGACAAGATCAATGAAATCGAAAAGGAAGACAAGTAATGAAGCATAACGGCGAATACATCGGCTGCGACACTTCGCAACGAATTATTAAGACCTTCGAACCAAGGAAAAGCAAATGAAGAAAATACTCGAAAACATGATCATCAAATGGCATCAAGCCGGATATTCGCTCGACGAAATCGCACCGCTCGTGCCGCAAGTGCCAAAAGCCGAAGTCGCGGCCATCATCCACCAGTACGACAAGGAGACCAGACTTTGACCGACTGCCAGCACTGCCACAAGCCCATGAAACCGGCGACGGCGAACCTGCTCTGCGCCAGCTGCCGTGAAGACTACTGGACGCTGATCCGCCAACTCGGCCACGTCCAACTGCCTGCCCTGCGAAGCATCATGCTCCGTCAGGCCCGCATCGGCACCCCGGCACACACGCCAAGCCGAGGCAACGCGCCAATGCCAATCGACACCCACGCTCAAGACCTCATCAGCGAATCGGAAGCATGGCTCGCCGAACAAGCAGGGAAAATCAGAACGGCATACGCCGGATACGACTGGCGGAAAGCATGGTACGCCATCATCAGCAACCGGCACACCATCCTCAACATGAGCACCGCAGCCGACGACTACGCCAGCCTGCAACACATCATCCGACGCAACGAACAAGCATTGACACCAGAAGAAGCCATGGTCATCATCGGCACATGCCCAAAATGCGGCCACCAAGCCACCAGCACGCCACAAGCCGAAACATGGACATGCCCAGACTGCAAATGGCAAGGCGGAGTCCAAGCAATAAAAGCCGAACGCGACAACAAACTCTGGCAACTCGAATACACCGGAAAACCAGTCGAAGTCGCACGCTACCTCGCCAAAATGGACATCCACTGCACAAGCGACCAGATCCGCCAATGGCTCACCAGAGGCAAACTGTCGCACGCCACGCCGACAAAACACAAAGGAGAGTACGTGTTCAACCTCGGAGAAATAACCGCCATGCTTGACTGTCACAATTAAAATGCTATACTATCGTATGTTCGTAAAATGAAATGGTCCAGCCAGAAAATGGTTGGACCATTTTTCATATTCGCTTCGGTAGCTCAGTGGCAGAGCACGAGGGATAGCACAGATACCTAGGACGGATACCTTACCGGCCATGGCTTCCTACTTCTTTAAATCGAATGCCCGTGATGATAAAGACAGTGCACCCCACACAAGCGCTGGTTCGACTCCAGCCCGAAGCACCACAAGGCGGTGATCGTATGCCAGGAAGAGCACGCAAGACCAGCCGCCAATTCGAGAAAGACAAAGCAACATTCTTCGCACAGTGCAAGGCACAGCATGCAGTCTGCTGGCTCTGCGGCATGCCGATAGATTATTCAGCACCGAAGAACACAAGCGATGACAGCTTCAACCTCGACCACCTCTATCCCGTCTCGAAGCACCCCGAACTCCAATTCGACCCAGCAGGCTTCAAACCAAGCCATACCAGCTGCAACCGATTGCGCGGCAACCAAGACCCGCCAGCACCAATCGGAACACTAAGCAGACAATGGATAAAGACAGCATGAGCAAGGAGGGAATGATGCCACAGCAGCCAGTCACGCTAGAGCTCACCGCCACAATCAGCGACAAGACATTCCCAATCAGCTCATTCACCGTCAACATCCCAATCAACGTCACCCACAACGAAGTCAACACCTTCAAGGTCGGCGGCGGATACACCACACTCATCACTCCAAAGCCACCAAGCACAGACGAACTCATCACACGATTCACAAACGCAATCAAAGCATTCACAACAGCATTCGAAACCAACCCCGACGAGGTAGGGGCGGTGAAATCCTGAAAACCACCCCGAACCGACCCACGTCCCGCGTGGTTGCTCTTCCTCTCCCCGATAATGTTTTTTGTTGATGGGTCGCGCGCGAAGGAGGCTCTATGACGGTTAAGAAGGGTGTTCCCGAGCGTCGTTTTCCGCATGAGTCCGTGGCTGATGCGTTGGAGAGGTCTTTGCGTAATGCGAAGTCGTTGCGTGCTGAGAATGCGGCTGTCGTGGCCGCTGCGCGTATCCTTGCTGCTCGGATTGATTCGGTTTGCGAGACTGGTTTCATCGATGAGCACGGGAAATTGGACAATGTGTCGGTTCCGACGTTTTTGAAATACTGTCAGTCGCTTGGTTTGACGTTGGTGGAGCCTGCCAAGGTTGGGCGTCCCGCGAAGGCGAAGCCTGAGCCGAAGGCCGAGGAGTCGAAGAGCGGCAAGGTTATCGCGATGGACGAGTTTATGAAGCGTTTCGGCTGAGAGGTGGTGTCCGATGGCGTCTGAGAATCTTACGGTTTTCGGTGCCATCGACGATGAGCATCATGGCGTGACTTTGCCGCGCATCTTCACTCCGCCACTCAGGCCGTTGACGAAGGAGACGAGCAATGGTTTCGCGGTGATCGCGTTCGCGGAAATCATGCTGCACGTGCATCTCTACCCGTGGCAGCAGTGGCTTTTAGTGCATGCGCTCGAACTGCTGGAGGATGGCAGCTATCGTTTCCGCAAGGTGATTGTGCTTGTGGCCCGCCAGAATGGCAAGACCACGCTGATGGGCGTGCTTGCCGCGTGGTGGTTGTTCGTGGACTCCAACAAGCATCCCGACCGAGTGCCGCCCGTGAAATTCCTCGTGGTCGGTGCCGCGCAGACGTTGGACAATGCCAAGGGCCCGTACAATCAGGTCAAGGAGTGGTGTAATCCTGCTCCGGCGACTGATGAGGAAGAGGATCTGGTGATTCCGGATCTCGCCGCGATGACGCAGAAATTCGTTAACACTAACGGTGAGGAAGCGATCATCACCCGCTCGAAGGCCCGCTATATCGTCCGCGCCGACAAGAACATTCGAGCGAAATCAGCCGCGCGTGTGGTGTTCGATGAGTTGCGTGAGCAGCATACTGATGATGGCTGGAATGCCGTCAGCCAGACCACGAAGGCAGTCTGGTCGAGCCAGTTGTGGGGCATTTCGAACGCGGGCGATTATCGCAGCGTCGCGCTTCGCAAGCAGGTGGACAAGGGCCGCAAGCTTGTTGACGAGTGGACGCGCCTGAGCGCCGACGGTGGCAATCCGGCCGACGTGTTCCTGTCCGGCGAGCAGGATGGATCGTTCGGCTATTTCGAGTGGTCTGCGCCTGACAAGTGTCCGGTGGATGATGCCGACGCGATCCGGCAGGCGAATCCGTCGCTCGGCTATGGGCCGATGACCGTCATGAGCGTCAGATCCGATATTGACGGCATGACCGAGGCGGCATTCCGTACTGAGGTCCTGTGCCAGTGGGTCACGGCCGACATCATTCCTTTCATCAATCCGAAGATGTGGGCTGGCGGCATCGACTCGCGGTCCACGATTCCGAATGAGAATCGAGTGGTGCTGTCCGTGGACACGAGCGCGGACAGGAAGACCACGTATGTGGCCGCTGCCGGAATGCGTGCGGACGGGTTGCCTCATGTGGAGTTGATCGCTCGCCGTGACGGCATGCTGTGGGTGCCGCATTATCTCGACCTGTTGCAGGAGCGGTGGCCGCATATCACGGAGATCGCCGTGCAGGGCAAAGGTTGTCCGGCAGTGGACTTCATCGACCCGCTCACCGAAAAAGGGTGGACGGTGCATCTCATCGAAGGCTTCCGTCTGGGCGCCTGCTGCGGCCGTTTCCATGACCGTGTGCGTGAGGGCAAGCTACGGCATCTTCCGCAGCCCGCCATCGAACAGCAGGTGAGTGTGGCCGTGTCACGGCGTCTTGGCGAGGTCGAGGTGTGGGACAGGACGAAATCAGCATTGCAGATTTCCGGCTTGGTTGCCGAATCGCAGGCGCTTTACGCGTTGGAGACCATGCAAGTCGAAAACGAAAAACCGAAATATGCGCCGAGCGTGACCCATTTCGCAGTCGTATGACCCAGTGAGGAGGTTTCATGGGGTTCTTTTCCAGATGGCTCAAGAAAAGCCCGGTATCCGTGGCCCAGAAGTTCTCCGAATCGCCAGTCAACATTTCGCAGGTCGCGCAGCTGCCAATCGATTGGTTCGGCGCCGGAGTCTACGAGCGAGAGGCTGCGGTGCGCACCGTCATCGACCATATCGCGCGGAATATCGCCAGCATGCCGTTCAAGGTCTACACTCGCCAGCCTGACGGTGACCGTGTGGAGGACACCACAAGCCCGTTGGCGCAGTTGATGGCAAAACCGAGTGTGCTTCCTGGCATGACGCGCTACCGATTCTTCTACTCGCTGCTCTGCGATGGCCTGCTCAATGACCGTTGGCTCTGCCTGTTGGATGCCGACAGGCAGTCCGGCAGATTGTGGCTGCGGCGTATTCCGGTGCAGAATTTCACTCTTTCCGGCAACACTCTTGATGAGATCACCGGCGTGCAGATCAGTACCGGACAGCCGGAAGGCAGCCAGTATTTCAAACTGCCAGACCCGCAGATTCTGCTGGATGTGGGCTATAGCACGTCTGGCATCGGCGGTTCTCCGGTGTCCGGCACTCTCGCACCGCTTTTGGCGGAGGCTCGTGAGATGGCCGAATATCGGCGTGCGATAGCGCATAACGGCGGTCAGATTCCGGCGTACATCTCGCGTCCGAAGGAGATGCCGTGGCCGTCGCAGGAGGCGCAGGACGAATTCGTGCAGGGCATGAGGAACTACAAGGCTGGAGGCAATCTTGCCGGTGGCTGGCCGCTGCTCAACGACGGCATGGAAATCAAGACCGTGGACGCCTTCAAGCCGATTGACATGCAGGACATCGACGCGAGGGACAGGATTCGCATAGACGTGGCCAACGCCTTCCATATCGCGCCAGAAAATTTAGGCTTTCGCAGTGGCACGAATTCCAACATCGCTTCCTTCAAGGAGCAGATGTGGAATGTGGAGCTCATGCCGTACATCGTGGCTTTCGAACAGTCGCTCAATTTGCTGCTGCCAGACGCGCTCGGACAGCCGGACGCCTACATCGAAGCGAATGTTGACGCGAAGCTGCGCGGCACGTTCTCCGAGCAGTATCAGGCGCTCAGCACTGCCACGGGGCGCAGTTTCATGACCACGAACGAGGCACGGCGCATCCTCAACTATCCGAAGCTTGATGGTGGCGACGAATTGGTGACGCCACTGAACGTGGCAACCGGCGGACAGCCCAGCCCGCAGGATGGCGGCAGGACGCAGAACGCGCAACAGAACAATCCAGTGAACGGAGAAGGACAGTGAATCTCAAACAGCTCAGATTCAACGTGAAATCCTTGGATGATTCCGCTGGCGAAGGCGTTTTCAGCGGCTACGCCAGCACTTTCGGCAACAAGGATCTGCAGGGTGACGTGATCGCCAAGGGCGCTTTCGCGGAGACCTTGGAGAAGGACTACGACGGTGGAGCAGGCATCCCGATCCATTGGAACCATCAGGACGGCAAGCCGACCGACATCATCGGACGCACCTTGAGCGCCGTCGAGGACGAGAAGGGTCTGCTCATCTCGGCCCAGCTCGATATCGAGGATAATCCGACCGCCCAGCAGGCTTACGACCTGCTCAAGGATGGCAGGGTTCATCAGATGAGCATCGGCTTCGTTCCGACGAAGACCGCGTGGATCACGGAAAAGGGCGACGGCCCGTGGGGCGGCCATTCCGAATTCCAGCAGATCAAGCTTTTCGAGATCAGCGTGGTGCCGGTGGCCGCGAACCAGCAGGCCGAGATCCTGGCCGTCAAGTCAGGTCGCGCCATCAGCTCCGCCAACGAGGAGAAGCTTCGTGCCGCATTGGCGTCGCTGAACGAGGTGCTGGAAGGCATCGATTCCGACAATTCCAGCACTTCCGACGAAGATAAGCCGGATGATTCCAAGACCGGCGAGAAACAGGATGATAAGAAGCTTGCCCCTGATAAGGGTAGGGACGCGGAGGCTGAGAAGGCCGAGCGTCTGAATGTAATCAAATCCGCCCGTGAACTGGTCACTGGCGGCAAGGACAACAAGGAGACCAAATGAGTTTCAATGATCGTCTCGCCAAGACCAAGGCCGCCATCGAAGCGGTGCTGGCCAAGGGCGAGGATAATCTCACCGCTTCCGACATCGAGAAGCTGAAGGGGCTGAACGCCGAAGCGCACGAATTGCAGGATTCCATCGACACGTTGGATGCGGTGCATAAGCGTTTCGCGGGATTGACCGACAATTTGGCGGACACCCAGAAGAGCGGAGCCGCATCCGGCGAGTCTCTTGGCGATTTCGTCGTGAAGAACATCGGCGAACAGCTGGCGAAGATAAAGGGAGTGTCTGGAGCGTCAATCGCAGCACCGGAATGGGCTCCGCGCCGCAAGGCCAACACTGACACGCAGGTCACCGGCGGACCGTCCGGCGTGTACGGCTCCCTGTTGGCCTACGTGGACCCGAATTTCGTCCAGGCTTACCGCCGTCCGACCATCACCAACCTATTCGGTGTCGGCGCGATGAGCGGACAGGCCATCACCTACTACGTGGAAGGCGAAAAGGAAGGCGATTTCGACACCGTCGGCGAAGGCGAGAAATTCAGCCAGATCCATTACGCCGACGCGACAGAGCACACCGACGCATTATCCACAATCGCTGGATTCATCAAGGAGTCCAACGACATGATCACCGACCTCGCATTTTTGAAGTCCGACATCGATGGACGTCTGCTCTACGATCTGAGCATCGTCGAGGAGAAGCAGCTGCTCAACGGCGACGGTACCGGCAAGAACATCAAGGGCCTGCTGAATCGTGAAGGAATCCAGTCATACACCGCTACAGACGCTGGCAATGACGTTGCCGTCCTGCACGCGCAGTCGATGATCTCCACCACGACCGGCATGATGCCGGATGCCCTTGTCATCAATCCGACAGACTATGAGGCCATTCGATTGAAGAAGGACAATGATGGCAATTTCATCGGCGGTGGACCGTTCTACGGCGTGAATGGCGGCGCGCTGACCATCACTCCGCGCCTCTGGGGTCTGGACACCGTGGTGACTCCCGCTGTCGACGCCGGCACAGCCATCGTCGGCTCCTTTAAGGGCGCTGCCACCTTCTATCGCAAGGGCGGCGTGACGGTCGAGGCTACCAATTCCAATGACACCGACTTCATTTCCGATCTGGTGACCATTCGCGCCAAGGAGCGTGTGGCTTTGGCCGTGCGCAAGCCGAAGGCTTTCGTCAAGCTGACCCTTAAGTAAGGAGACGTGATATGGCTCGACAGTTTCGAGTGATTCCAGCCTCGGCGGCGAAACTTGACCCGAATGCCAACGTGGCCGATGTGGTCTTCGTCGGGGCCAACGGCAAGCCGACCGATATTGGCAGCGCTGCAGTGAAGCCTGCAACGCATGTGGCTTTGGCCGCCGGCGCCACACCAACCAAGAGCGAATTCGACGCCCTGGTCAATTCTCTGATTGCGGCTGGCCTGATGGCTGCAGAGTAAGCGTGGAGGTCGGCATGAGTGATGTGAATGTGATTCCTGACATGATTGCCGACCCTTCGGCTTTCGAGGATGATGCCGCCTTCCGGCTCAGGGCCGCGCAGTCGGCCATCCGCCGCGAATGCGGTTGGCATGTCATGCCGAACGTGGCATTGTCAGGCGTCATCAACTCGCGTGGCGGCACGGTTATTCGACTGCCCGCCCGTCATGTGACGAGCATCGAATCATTGACCGACCGCGACGGCAACAAGCTGGCTTACGCCTATGACCCTGAGACGGGTCTTGTGGAGTCGCTTTCCGGTGGCTTTCCGGTCGGTGTTGCGGCCATCCGCTACGCGATCCATGCCGGCTATGATGACGCGCCGGACGTGCAGCAGGTGCTCATCAGCGCCGCGAAGCGAGCTGGCATGAGTCCGGTCGGGCTCGTCACCTCGCAGGCCACAAACGGCTCCAGCGCGAGTTTCGACGTGGTGTCGCTCATGCAGGAGGAGAAGGACAAGCTCAAACCCTACAGGCTTGGAGGGTTGCCGTGAGCCTGCTTGACGACATGAACGCCGGTGGCGGATGGCGTATGCCGGGCGCCACAAAATGGCGGCGACTGCGTGCGAGGAAGGTCGATGACCCGTATTCCGGCGAGCAGGCTGGCGAGGACTGGTCCAATCCGGAAACTTTGGATTTCACCGGCGCTCTCGCCAGCTCCAGCAGCACGCGCACGCCCGACGGCCTGCGCGAGCAGACCACGAGCACGGCTTACCTTACGTCTCCTGACCCGTCCTTGGACATCATGCCGGGTGACAGGATTCGAGCGTTGCCGGATGACGGGCGATGTTGGGAGGTCAGCGGCTATCCGAGCCGTGACGCGAATGCTTTCACCAGCTGGCAGCCGACGGTCGAGATTCCACTATCCGAATATAGGGGGTGATGGCTTTGGGAGTGATGGTCAAATTCAACGACAAATATTTTGACGAATTGATGAATTCGGCTGGCGTCAAGGCCATGACCCGTCGTGCAGCCGAGAAGACGCTCGAATATGCGAAAGCGCATGCTCCGGTGGACACTGGCGCGTATCGCGACGGCCTCCAAATCGAGGAGGTCAAGCACGCGCATCGAACCACATGCATGGTGGTCGGCACTGATCCGAAGACCCTGCTCGTGGAATCGAAGACGGGCAATCTCCGCAAGGCGTTGAAGGCAGGCAAAACATGACGGCAGTCCTGCCACCGGATCTTGAGCTTTGGCTGTGCTCGTATCTGCGCGCGCGGTTGAAATCGTCTTTCCCGACGATCATCGTTTCGAATCGTGAGCCGGACGATTACGACGGCTCACGGCCGCTCGTCGTGGTGCGTGATGATGGCGGATCGCAGTCGAATCGCGTGCTCTTCGATAGGAGCGTCGGCGTGACCGTGCGTTATGGGGCTCGTGCCGCTCCGAAACCATGCCGTGACTTGGCGGCACGGATCTACGGCATGCTCACCGACCCGGCGATTTGCTCGCTTGACGGTTCTCCGATCGCGGGCATTGATGAGGCTGGGTGCAATGGTCCGTATTTCGTGGCCGAGGACGCGAATATCGCCAGATGCTATCTGACTCTCGAATTCTCCACCATTGGGGAATTCCGATAATTCAATAATTTTTAAGGCGTTGAAACGTTGTGTTTCAGCGCCTTTTTGTTTGAAAGGACAAAAATATGGCAGCTGATTCAGCGGGCAATGACCTTAGCGCCGCGAAGATCGTGGTCACAAGCGCCTACCGTTTCGCACCCTATGACGCGACCCAGAAGCTGACCGCCGATCTCATCGCGCCGACCGTGGCCGACGTGAAGACCGGCTTGGACAAGATTTTCAGCAAAGGCGGTTTCGTCGGCCTCATCACCGAGGATGGCGCACCGCAGCCCGGCCGCGACGCCGATGATGCGATCAAGTTCCACCAGCCTGGCTACAGCGTTAATGGCACGGCTTCGCTGACCGAACAGTTCACCGTGGCCGAGGATAACGACATCACGCGCCAGATGACCATCGGCAAGCCGGACACGAATGGCGTGTATCACGTGACCGATGTGATTCAGGATGGCAAGTGGTTCTGCTACAAGGAGACCGTTTTCAAGAACGGCACGCATCGCCGTCGTCTGGGTGTCGTGAATATGACCGGCAACGAGCAGGGGCAGGAGACCTCCGGCAAAAACACCGGTGACGCCTGGACCATCGAATGGATTCAGGATGCCGCCTGCGATTCCGGCAACAGCAAGTATTTGGAGTCCTTCGTGACTCCGACTGTTTCGTCCGATTCTCACGCCGACGATCATCAGGCTGATGATTCCGAGTCTCAGCCGGTCACCGACTGACATTGATTCTTCCCAGCATGTGTTTCTTTCTTCCTTTCTTCACATGTGCTGGGATTCTTCCTCTTCATCCAGTGGAGTAAAGGAATTTTTACAGTCGTTTGAAAGAAGGAAGAAATGACCAAGAACGTGATGCCATCCGCCGCCGATTTCGAAGCCTGGACTCAGGAGGATGAGGACAAGGCGCTTGAGACTGTCGCCGCGCAGATGGACGTGAAGCATCTCATCAAGGACGGCTCCGTGTGGTTTTTGGCACCGCATGGCCACATCTACAAGCTGCCTCTCGCGCTGTCGATTGATGATTTCGTGAAGCTGTCCGACATCAAGTCCGATGTCGAGCAGATCCAGATATTGAAGGACATGCTGACTGCTTTCGCCGGTGAGGATGCGGCCAAGGAGCTGGCGAAGGAGCCGGTCATGGTGCCTATGAACATCCTCAACGCTTATGGCGAAATCATTGCCAAGGTTCAGGGCGCTGATTTGGGAAAATCGTCGGCTTCTGCCAGCTCCTTCGAGGAGAGGACGGCGACCAAATAAGGGCTGATTTCGCGGCGCGTGGATGGAGTCTGCAGGCCGACTTGGGCGGCAGACTCCGCTATGCGGACGCGATCGCCTTGTGGGAGAGCCTTTCGGCGGATCCATCGACGTATTGCGGCATGTCTGCCGTGCATATGGTGCTGCCGATGGATACGACGGCGATCATCACCGCGATTCAGGCTGGCGGCACGTCGATTCTTGGTGACCTCGCGCCCGAAAAAGCTGGGGAAAGGCACGTCGAAGTGACCGATGAGGAGCGTCGTGCGGCTTTGGCGTCGATGAGCAGCATCTTCGGCTTCAAAAAAACAAGTGAATAGAGGAGGCTGTCATGGCTGGCGGTAGCGAGCTTGGGTCCGCGCATGTGAGCATTTTCCCGCAGATGAAGGGCTTCCGCCAGAATGTGGCCAAGGAGACCGGTAAAGCCGTCGGCGACATGAAGACGGCCTTTGGCAAGGGCTTCAATGGAGCGCAGCAGGGCAAGAAGGTCGGCAGCGCTTTCAAGTCCGGTTTCAATAGTGGCGCCGCCGAATTGAATTCCGAAGCTTTGAAGTCCTTCAAAAAGGACGTGGCTCAAGCCTCGCAGAAGAATACTGACGCCTTGCTGAAATTCAAGGCGGCTGGCGTGCAGGTGCAGGCCGCACAGGAGAAACTGAACGCCGCCACACAGAAATATGGGGCTGATTCGACTCAGGCTCAGGCTGCGGCCATCAAACTGGAGCAGGCGCAGATCAAGCAAAAAGCGGCCGCCGACAATCTCAAGGCGGCGTCCGACAACCTCAAGACGGCGCAAGGACGGCTCAAGGAGCTTGAGACGCAGTTGGCCGCCGAGGCGGACAAGTCGAAGAACGCGTTCAGCCGTATGGCTTCCGGCTTCACGTCAACCGCCCAGCAGATTGTCGGCAAGATTCCGGGCGTGAACGCGGCGGTGCAGAAGATCAGTTCGACGGCTGGCGAGGTCACGTCCAACATCAAAAGCAAGTTTTCAGCTGCTTGGAATGCTTTGCCGGAGGGGGCGCGTAATGCGGCCGCGAAGGCCGGTAATGCGTTGCATTCGGGTTTGAGCAAGGCTTCCGGGTTCGCTTCGAAGGCGGTGTCCGGCATCGGCAAGGCGGCTAAGGGCATGGCCACCGTCGTGTCCGGCGCCGCTGCCGCCGCTGGCGGATATCTGGTGAATTTCGGCAAGCAGGCCGTGGATGCGGCCCTCAAGGCCGGCGAGGTGACCGCGAAATTCCAGCAGGTCGCCAAGAACAACAATTGGACGGATGAGGAGCAGAAGTCGCTGCTCAGCCTGAATAAGACGCTTGGACAGACCGGCGTCATATCCGGCGGCACCTTGAAGGCCGCTCAGGCACAGCTCGGCACTTTCGCGCTGACGGCGGATCAGGTCAAGACTTTGACGCCCGCTTTGGCGGACATGATCGCCAATAACAAAGGCTATAACGCGACGGCGCAGGATGGCGTGCAGATAGCGAATCTGCTTGGCAAGGTCATGACCGGCTCGGCTACCGCGCTGAGCAAATATGGCGTGACCATGACGGACGCGCAGAAGAAGGTCCTTCAGGAGGGTAGCGCGTCCGAGAAGGCCGCGATGGCCGCGAAGGTCCTGGAAGCGAATTTCGGCGGCATCAACAAGGCCCTGGCGGACACGCCGCAGGGCAAGATGACCATCCTGCAGCATGAAATCGCTGGATTGAAGACTTCGGTCGGCAATGATCTGATCGCTGCTTTCGGTGGTGTCGGCGGCGCGGTCATCAAGATGGTGCAGGCCGTCGAACCGCTCATCACCGCGCTGTTCGACAAGATCGCTCAGCTGGCGCAGAAGATCGGCCCGCCGCTGGAGAAAGTGTTCGGAGCGATCGCCGACAAGATCGGCAAAATCGATTTCAATGGCTTCACGGGCCAATTGTCTGGATTGTCCGGCCCTATCGCAGCCGTGACCGGCTTGCTTGGCGCGGCTGGTCTTGGCGGCGCTTTGAGCGGATTGAGCGGCGTGCCGGTGATTGGCGGATTGCTGTCGAAGTTCGGCGGCGTCCTGAGTGGTCTTGGTGGTCCTGTCACTTTGGTGATTGGCGCTCTGGCCGGCCTTATCGCCACGAGCCCGCAATTGCGCAGCGAATTCGGCACGATGCTGCAGAACGTTTTCGTCAGCTTGCAGCAGGCATTCCAAATGCTTCAGCCGTCGATTCAGACGCTCATGACGGCTTTGAGTCAATTGGCGGCAGCTGTCATGCCGGTAATCACCAATCTCGTCGGCCAGATAATCCCGCTGCTGACGCCGATAATCTCCACGCTTGTGGGTGCTTTGGTGCCGGCCATTCAAGGCATTCTGACCGTGGTGACCACCGTCATTCAGGCGATAACTCCGGCCATCCAAGGAGTCCAGCCGGTTGTCACGGCGGTGGTCGCGGCCATCACGGCTGTGATTCAGGCGCTCATGCCGGTCATCTCGCAGATCAGCAGTCTCATCACTGACGTGGTGGCTGCCATCACGCCGGTGATTCAGGGCCTTGAGCCTTTGGTTACGACGGTGGTGCAGGCGATTACCAGCGTGATTCAGGCTCTGGTGCCGGTGATTCAGGCTCTCGCGCCTTTGGTGTCCACCATTATTTCCGCGATTGTCGGCTTCATTAGCTCGACGCTTCTGCCGACCGTGCAGGCCATGCTGCCGTTCATCCAGGGCGTCATCAACGGGATCGCTTCGGTCGTCAGCGGCATTGTCAATGTGATCCAGGGCGTCATCAACATGGTGACTGGCATCATCAACGGCAATTGGTCGCAGGCGTGGAATGGATTCAGGCAGATCGTGCATGGTGCCGTACAGGGCGTGCTTGGCTTCCTTGGCGGCATCGGCAGCGCCATCATGGGCTGCTTCTCCGGTGCTGGCGCATGGCTGTGGAACGCTGGCGCGAGCATCATCAATGGTCTGCTCAATGGACTGAGATCCGCATTCGGCAGAGTGAAGAGCTTTGTGAGCGGCATCGGCGATTGGATTGTCAGGCATAAGGGCCCGCTCAGCTACGACAAGGTGATGCTTAAGCCTGCTGGCTTGGCGATCATGCAGGGCTTTGACAAGAGTCTCAAGGCTGGCTGGAAGGACGTGCAGCGCACCGTGAATGGCATGAATGCGCAGATCAATGGCGGTTTCGACGTGGATGCGTCGAAGTCGGGGCGCGCGAATGTCAGCAATGGCGGTGGTTCGACCACGTATGTCCAGCAGACCTTCAACTATCCGGCGATCGCTCCGACGAGCATCAGCACGCAGCAACGATTGCAGACGGCGGCGATGCCGCAATGGTGACACACAAGTGAAAAGGGTGGTGCAATGATTCTCACGGATTATCTCATCAATGGTCAGCAGCTGACTGGTGAGCGTTCGAGTCTGATAGTCGGCACCACCCATTTCACGAGCATCAGCCCGCGTATTGATTCCGTGACGGTGAACGGCCGGTCCGGCGTCATGCTTCCGGCTGGGCCGGTGGCTTTCGATGCGCCGGAAATCACGTTGAAATTCATTACGGGCGGGCCTGATGCGGATACTTTGATGCACCGCTTTTATCGGCTCTGCCGCCTTGCGTCCGAGTTGACTCGTGTGGAGCGTGACGTGTCCACTGGTCTGACGCGACGCATGACCGCCAAGGCCGTGTGCACGTCCTGTCAGCCGGACGGTGACGAAATACCCTGGAGCAATCATCGTGCCGCCACGGCGGTCTTTCAACTGCCTGACGTGTTTTGGCAGGGTGATTGGCAGATTGCCACGCTTCCCGCTGTGGGCGGTGTCTTGATTCATGGCAAGGCCAAGCCCGGCAGTGAGGGGTGGTATTCCAATGCTCCGCTGCTTAATCTCATCCTCCGTTTTTCGAACGTGTCGTCCGTGACGGTGACGGACCAGGTGACCGGCACGGATATCAAGTGGAGCGGGCCGAATGCGTCGAATCTTTATCTTGATGCTGGTAATCGTCGCGCATGGACCGCAGGCGGCAACAACGCTTGGACTGGCGGCACTGATGTGACGTCCGGCGTCAACTGGACGAGCGAACCGTTGCAGGTGTGGCCTGCCGTCGATTCCTGCAGCTACTCGCTGCAGGTTAAACAGTCCGGCGCGTCTGCTGTGACGTGCCGTTACAAACCTTCGTGGGAGTGATTATGGCTAAATCTTTGCATGCTCGTCTCGTGGCCTACAGGCCTTTCGGCGCAAGAATCGGAGTATTGGCGGAGCCGGTGAGCTTCAGCGCGTCCATGCTCCACGATGATGACGGCGCTATCTCGATCGAGTATTCGATGCTGTCGGGTGACGCTCAGGCATTCGACCGTGAGCTGACCGATGGCCTTGAAGTGGCCGTGGAAGTGTCGGACGGTAGTGGCTTCAAGGAGCCGGATAATGCGCGTTTCGTCATCACGGGACGCTCCGGCAAGACCGATGACCGGACTCGCACCGTCACATACAGCGGACAGTCGATCAGCTGGCTGCTGAGCAAGGCGGAGAACAATGATTCTTCGCATCTGCTCACGGATGGTGACAACAAAGGCAAGAGGCCATTCTATTCGTCGGATCCGGGTGTGATTCTCAAGACACTGCTCGACGAAAACAAGGCGCGTGGCGGCGTGGCCACCGGTCTGACGCTCGGCTTCGACACCGCCAAAGATTCGAATGGTGATGCCTGGAACAGAAAATACACTTTGTACTATTCGCTCGGCACGGATCTGCAAACGATCCTGTCATCTCTTGTCAATGGTGGCGGATGCGACTGGCGCACCACAGGTAGGACGCTCAAGCTTTGGAATGCGGACAGCACCGCCTTGAGCCGCGACCTGAGCAAGAGCGTCATCTTGCAATTGGCCCGTGACATTGGCGAGGCTCCATACGAGGAATCCATCGCGGATCTGGCCAGCACTATCCTCGTCGAGGGTGACAATAATCTGCTTTTCCGAATGGATAATCCGAGTGCCCCGACGCCGTGGGGCAAGTGGGAAAGCTACAGCAGCCAAGGCGGCGTATCCGATAAGGACACCGCTCAAGCATTTATGCAGTCCACTTTGGATGACGCGGCGAGGGTGAGAGGCCAGTACACGCGCAATCTCATCGTCAATGACGTGGATAGTCTGCCGCTCGTCGACTATCACACGGGCGATTGGATAACCGCGCCAACAGTCACTCACGGCGAGAAGGTGCGCGTGCAGGAAATCGACCTGTCGATGCGTCAGGGCGAGGGACTGACCGCCAGCCTCGCACTGAACGACATCAAATACGATGCATCCGTCAGACAGGCGAAGAAAATCAAGGGTATCACGGGCGGTGCGGCATTGGCTGGCAGTGAGAGCGGCACGACAGCCTCCTCTGATCGTGACCACCGCGTGCCGAAAGCCCCTCTCGGATTGATTGTGCAGACCGACGCCTATATAGGCTCGGATGGCTATGCGCATGGTCTGGCCACAGCCTCGTGGAGCGCGGTCACGCAGGCCACGAACGACACATCAATCGAAATCTCCACCTATACGGTCGAGTGGAAGCTGCACAAGGATGGCGCGCCCTGGCATTCCGCTGGCACGACGGATAAGACGCAGCTTGGCTTCGGCGGTCTGGACTGTGGCACACAAATCGAAGTCAGGGTCAGGGCTGTGCCCACGTACAGCGACCAGCTGGGCGAGTGGTCGGACACCGTCATGGCCGAAGTGGAATCGGACACGACACCATGTTCGGTGCCATCCAGACCGGCCGTCACATCGAAATTGGGCGTGGTGACCGTCCACTGGGATGGGAAGACAGCTTCCGGCACGTCGATGGAATCGGATTTCGACCATATCGAGGTCGGTGAGGGTGCGGCGTCATCCAGTATGAAGGTCGTGGCCGCGACGCAAGCCGGTCAGGGAGACTACATCGTCACCGGCCTGAGCATAGGCAGCCAGCACCGTTACGCGCTACGCTCGGTGGACCATGCCGGCAACAAGTCCGGCTGGTCGTCCATCGCCTCGGTGACCGTGGCCAGTGCCGTCCCGCAGGAGACCTTGGATTCCATCAATCAGGACATCGCCAAGGCCGAGGCCGAGGCGAAAGCCGCGAAGACCACCGCAGACGGAAAAAACAAGGTGTTCACCCAAACCGCGGAACCCGCGCATACCGGACTGACAAAAGGCGACCTGTGGCAGAAGCTCGATTCCAGCGGACACATCTCGTCCGTTAACGTGTGGAACGGCACGAAATTCACGGCCTACAGCCTTGTGGCCGATAGTCTGCTCGTCCCAGGAAGCGTCAACGGATCCGTGCTCATCAAGGATGGTACGGTCGAAGCGAAGAACATCAAAATCGGCAATGGCGAGATTCTGACCGAGCTGCTGAAGGCTCGAAAAATCGTCACCGATGATGTGGAGGCAGGCCAATTCAAGGGCTACGTGTTCACCGGCGCCGTCTTCCAGAGCTCCGAGGCCGCGAACACCGGAGTGAAGCTCAACTCGACCGCCTTGCAGATGTGGGATTCCGGCCACAACCAGACCGTCTATCTGGACGGCGAAGGCAAGTCGAATCTGCTGACCGGCACGTTCCAGACCCGCGTGAGCGGGCATAGGGTGCGCATTTCACCGGACTATCAGTCGTACATAATCGGCGGTTCGGAGACTTTTACCGGTGACGGATTGGAATTCCCCGCCTACAACGGCTCCGCCGTCTACTACCAGCATCCGACGGTCGCGTCCGCCATCCAGTCGAATCAGGTCGGCTCGATGAGCGAATTGGACTTGTGGAGCGGACACGTCACGAAGTACGATCCGGCCGCTTTCCTGCGACTCCAGTCGAAGCCACGCAAGAGGGGCGGCACCGGCAGCGGCGGCGTCACATCCACTGTGAAGGCAACGGCGGACACGAATTACGACGAGCCCGACAGCAGCAAGAAAAGCAGCGCATCCCTCAGTCTGTCCGGTGACAGTCAGAACGGCTCGAATGTCTGGCTCGAAGCCGCAGACGGGGACGGTTCGGTCGGAATCGGAGCGAACATCGCGACCGGATACGTGTATCTCGGCGGCTATTTAGGCGGCATAACAAACCGTTTCACTTTTCAAAGCACCAATTGGCGAATCTACCAGAACGCGACGCTGGCCGCGGACTTCACCGTGCCACAGACCACGTGGTCATGGCCGCCAGCGAAATACGGACGCTACTACGGCGTGTGCAATTCCGACCTGAACTGGGGATCGATCTTCATGCACGTGTGCAATACCGGCGGCGCTGGATCGTTGCAGGTTATGGGATACAACGCCGGAAACGGAGCCTTCCATGGTGACATGTACGTCAACGCGTTCGCATGGCTCGTCAAATAAGGAGGCATGTTTTGCAAACGGTTTTTGAAGACGGGAACCTCATCATCAGAGCGGAAACGGAAGGCGAGCGGGGGCTTGTGTGCGGCATGGACGCTATCGCCGCATGGCGGGCGCTGCTCGGCACGACGAGCGTCGCCGAAACCTGCGCGGCCATGATGCAGGCAAGGGAATCGGACGGCTCGTACGATCCGCAGACCGGGCGGAACGCGTACACGACCGCCTATGAGGGCTTGGAGGCGGCCTTGTCGGATACCGCGGCGGAATCCGTGTCCATGATGTCCGACAGTGGCGAGGTACAGGACGATCCGATGACGGCCGCCCGCAACCGGACTCGGACGGCTTTGGGACTGCCACCGATCACCAACGATGCGGACGCGGCCGTCCAGACGGCCATGCTGTCGGGTGAAGCGGACGATGCGACGCCGACCACCGGCATCGACACGGATTGCGTGGACGCCAAGGCCATCGGAAGGCTTTTCGACACCGACGGCATGCGTTCGGATTTGGACGCGGCTGAGGAACGGTTCTACGAATCGCTCATGCCATCAACGACGAAGGAGGAATGATGCAGCAGATTCCTGCTGACGCGAATCAGGTGATCGACCAGCTTTCCATGCAGGTCGGCCAATTTACCAAGGAGATTGCGATTTTGAAAAGTCAATTGTCGGCGGCGATGAAACTGATTCCAGCCGACGTGCTCGAAGCCATGGGCAAGGAGGAACATTGACGAGGATACGATTTCGTTTCCGCGAGCCGGACGGTCTGACTGACGGCGGCTCATCTCCACGTGGACTGGTGGTCTGCTCTCCGACGAGCCGCGTCGTCCAAAAGGACGAGAGCATCATGCTTCCGCTGCCTTTCGTGGCGCGTC